GGATATAACCTCATCCGAGAGTGTTCAGTTTGAAGATATGGGTTCGAGAGCTTATTTACCTGATGGTAAAGATGATGATATTATAGATTTTTATGAATTGTACTCAAAAGAGAAACTACCATTTTATAACATATTTATGAGAGTTCCTCCAAGTCCTCAAGAAATGGAGCGTATCAATGGTATGGTTGAGGAAAGAATGGATGCTATTGTTAAAGAATTAACTGTTGCGGCTGAGGAAAAAGAACTTGGTATTAGGATGGCTTTAGAGAATGGTGAGATTATTGAGTCAAGGGCTATGCTTGAATTAGAGAAACTTCAGAAAGAAACTCAACAAGCGATAGAGTCTCAGCAAGCAGCTATGGAAGCTCAAGTTACTGAAGAAGTATCTAAAGTTGAGAATAGGGTTGTTAGTGAAGATGAGTATAAAACTCTTATTGATAACGAAGATTTCTCAGGTGCAGTTGTTGATTTAGTGAAATTCCACGATACAAGAGTGAAGGTCACGTGTGTTGCAGGAGATACTTTATTATATGAATATTATTTAGCTAATACTAATTATCCAATAGTACCATTTCCTTATACTTATACAGGAACTCCATATGCTATGAGTGCAGTTACTCCTTTAGTAGGTAAGCAGCAAGAAATAAATAAATCTCATCAGATAATGCTTCATAATGCTAATTTAAGTTCTAATCTAAGATGGCTTTATGAAGAAGGGTCAGTACCTGAAGATGAATGGGAGAAGTATTCTTCATCACCAGGTGCTTTATTAAAATATAGACAAGGATTTACTCCTCCGACTTCAGTACAACCTTTACCTCTTAACCAAGCTTTCTTTAGTATAACACAACAAGGAAAGCAAGATATAGAATATATATCAGGAATACCAGGGGCTTTGCAAGGTGTAGAGACTGAAAAGCATGAAACATATAGAGGAATGCTTGCTTTAGATGAGTATGGTACTAGGAGAATAAAAGCATGGGGTCAGACTATAATGGAACCTGCATTAGAACATTTAGGTAAAATCTTTATGGAAACAGCTCAGAATACATATACGGCTCATAAAGTATTTAGAATTATTCAACCTGAAGCAGGTGGCCATGAGGAAAGGAATGTTGAAATTAACGTTCCTGTATATAATGATTTTGGTGATGTGATGAGTAGATGGAATGACTATGCTTCAACTAAATTTGATGTAAGATATGTTGGAGGTTCTACACAACCAGTTAACAGATGGGCTTTGATTGAAGAATACTTTAGGTGGTTCCAATCAGGACTTATTGATGATATAGCAATGTTAGCTGAAACAGATATAAGAAATAAAGAGCAGATTATACGGAGAAAGAGTGTATATGCTCAACTTAAGCAGCAATTAGAGGAACTTACTGAAGAGCTGAAAGACCGTGATGGTACTATTGAAACACTATCAAGACAAGTCGTTCAAGCTGGAATAAAGGACAAAGTGAGGACAGCTGATACTGAAGTAAGAAAAGATGTACTTGAGACTGAAGCTCAGCAAAAGTACTTACGCAGCTTAATGAAAGATCAATCAAAAACAACAGAAAAAACAAGTTGAAAGGTGTAACTTAACGCAGTTAAATTAATGGAGGTACATTATGGCACTGCAAACAGAGCAAAACGATAACCTGTTAGAAGATAACAGCTCCGAAACTCAAGACATGTCTTCCGCTGACTTCTTTGATGAGTTAGATAGACAAGTAAATGGTGCTGTACTAGATAGTGCTGGGGAGACCGTCCAGCACGACCGCGTAACGGCTATGAATAGCCCTCGCGAAGAATCAGTCGATAAACAAGGTCACAATTACGAAAAAAGGTATAAGGATTCAAGCAGAGAGGCCACGAAGCTGAAAGGCAGACTGGATGAACTTGAGCCTTATGCGCCTATCTTAGATGATATGAGAGAAGACCCTAATTTAATATCTCACATTAAGGGATATTATGAGGGTGGAGGTTCAACACCTGGTAATCTCAAGGAAAGACTAGGACTAGACGAAGACTTCGTCTTTGACTATGACGAAGCTATTGATAATCCCGATTCTGACTCAGGAAAGTTATTAAACTCCACCATTGATGGTGTGGTGCAAAAACGTCTTGGTCAGTTTGCCAAAAGTTCAAAAGAAGAAAGTCAACGCGTTACAGCTGAACAAGACTTTCGTAGTAGGCATCAACTAAGCGATGACCAGTTTCAACAAGTTGTGCAATATGCACAATCGAGACCTCTAACTTACGATGATGTTTATTATTTGATGCATAGAGGCAAGAAGGATGATAAAATAGCTCAGAATACAAAAGGCGAAATGATGGAGCAAATGAAGAAAGTTCGTGAAAGACCTTCTTCAGCAGCTTCAGCAGGTTCTAGTGGTAGCTCAACTCCTGGGTCGGGTGATGATCGAGTGTTTGACGCTCTCATGGATATAGATAAGGAAATGGAACAGGCTTTTAGTTTATCATAATTAAAAGTCTTAATTGTTAACTTAAAGGTAAATAAATGTCTGATATTTTTACACTTGGAACCGTTTCTGACGTAGCGACTTGGTCTGATGGTACATCTAAAGATACTGGTGATCTTAGGCGAAGGTATAATTTTGGAGACCGTGTCTCTGAATTAGCCATTGCACAGGACCCTTTCTTTAGATTCGTATCAAAAATAGCTAAGAAGCCAACTGACGATCCGGAATTCAAGTTTACTGAAAGACGACCTTCTTACCATAAACGTTATGCTTATGTATCTGGTTGGGTAGATAATGCTGGTGTAGACAATCTTGGTGGTACAGGTGGGGATGCTGATTTAGTCATGTCTAATGATGGCGGAACTCCCGCTGCAGCTTCTACTGGAGACACATTCAAGGTTTATATGTCAACTGATTATGAATCCGCTGGTAACATGCAAAACGTTCAAGGGCAATCAACAGGTAAAATCGACGTTGGAGCTTCAGGTACAAGACCTACATTCTTCTTGCCAGACCAGGTAGTTAGAGTGCCGTTGTCAAGTACTGACGGTGGAGGCTCTGGAAGTGCCGCTGCTGGAGGATACATCCTTGGTCGAATTAAATCTGTTACAGATTCTCTTACTAAAGATAGTAGAGAATGTGTATTGTTAGAGTGTGATCTCATAAAAGCCGCCGCAAGTGGTTATATCTACTTAGCTGGATGGCAAAATGATGACATCGGCTACGGAAAAGTAGAAAATGACGCAGCTGTACACGACCAAAGTATTTCTGATACATTAGAACTATTTAGAACTTATGTTGTAGGTAGTGCTCATGGTCAAGGTACTGGATACCCTGAAACATGGAAAGATCAACCCTTTACGACTGGTTTTGGACTGACTCAGATTTTCAAAACTGCTATAGCAATGGATAACACGACTCGTGCTACCGTGCTAAAGTATGAACCGAATGAGTTCGCTCGAATCTGGCGTGAAAAGCTGATTGAGCATAAATGGGATATTGAAACAGCTTTACTATTTGGCTCACAAGCCTCTGTAAGCGATGTTCAATATACTCAAGGAGCGATTGATTTCGTTTCTAGTTATGGTAATGTTTTCTCATTGACACATGCTTCGAAGACTCAAGATGATTTTCTTGATGATTTAAGCAAGTTCCTTGATCCTCGTTACAACAACGCTAATGCTACTGTATTCTTCTGTGACACTGCAACTTATAATTGGTTGCATAAACTAAGTGGTTACTTTGCAAATAATATTGCATCTGTACAACCTAGTGGTTTCGATAATACAACTAGCTCAGCAGCTTTCCCAGCTGGATCAGCTTCTGCATCACTTGCGAGTGGTAGCATAGCTTTGACCGGCAAAACGAAAGCGTTTGGCGTTGATATCAATGTTATTAGTACTCCTTATGGCGACATGAGAGTTGTACGTAACGTTCACTTAGATAAGTCATCGGTTAAATTAATCGGAATTAACATGAGATACTGTGCATACAGACCTCTAGTTGGTAACGGTTTAAATCGTGATACTTCTATCTATGTTGGGGTTCAGACCCTTGAAAACAGTGGTGTTGACCGCAGAGTTGACTTAATTCAGACTGAGGCTGGGATGGAATGGCAAATGCCTGAATCCCATGCATATTGGTCTTAATTAAGAAGGTGAATCATGGCAAAAGGTAAAAACCCATTATATGGGCAAAACTCATTCGACAAAAGAGTTGGTGAAAGATTGTTTGCAGAAGCCGGAACGCTTCTTGAACATGAAAACTCAACTGACGCTCTCGACATAGCTTCTTATAGCATTCCAGCTGATAAGTTGCAAGTCGGAGACATCGTTAGAATCAAAGTTTTCTGTACAGTTCTTGATAATAACGGTACAGATACCTTAACTCCTATTCTTAAGTTCGGTGGAACCGCTATTGCTACTGGAGCAGCTCTAAACGTTGATGATAGTGATATCGTTTATGCATGGGCTGATGTTCATGTAACAACTGAAGGTAGTGCAGGAACTATGACAGCGATTGCTGAAATAAGAACTGATGCAGTTGGTGGTACTTCTGTGACCGCTGCAACTAATCTAACATCAAAAGATACAACATCTGCTATAGATGTAGTTCTTAATGTTGATTGGAGTGCTGCACACGCTGATAACGAAGTTAGGATAGATGCTTTTAGTGTCGAACTAGTATAAAAAATCTGAAAATCGTGAGGTAATAGCACGGTATAAAGATTCAAGTATAGGGAGGCTCGATACTTCCCTATACTACTATTGAAAATACTTGTCAGGGGGAGAAACTGCTTTTATTTTCCTCCTTTTTTATGAAGGTGGTTACTCTTCCCTGGCTTTTGAACTGGAATAAATATGGCAACAACAAATATATCAACTGAAATAGTATCAATTACAGGGGTATCCGCTCATGGTGCTTCTGATGATTTCATTGTATCTGCACAGAAGTTTGTAGTGGCGAGTGTTCCTAAAGAATTATTACCATTTGCGGTGAATAGGTCTTCGTCATCTAATGATGGAAGTGCAATTCCTATTGAAAATGATTCTATTGTAGATGTTCAAAGAAATGAATATAGTTGTAAGCAAATATCATTGTCTGAGTCCAAATGGGCAAATGATACTACAAGTTTAAAGAAATCCACAGCTATAAGTCCTGTCTATTGGATTAAGAATGATGGAGTTCAGATAGCCCCTGATACAGATGGAAGTAATCTTGGGTATGTATTTTATGTTAATTATGCTGAAGTAGATGATGATTCTGATTTAAGGGATGCAGTGGTTTATAGGGCATGTTCAAGTGAGTATTCAAAGCTTTCATCTGCTGAATTGCCTACTGTATCAATAGCTGCAGTTCCTCCTGATGTACCAAATTTAACAACGGTTACTTTTTCAAGTACTGATTCAGATTTAGATGCTACGGCTCCGACATTTACGACTGCGACTGTTACAGCTGCTGGTACATATGGGACTGCTAATGGGTTTAATGCTTATTATCCTCTATCTGATTTTCCAGATACTGATCCTGGTGTACTTACTATTAGTGTATCTGCACCAACTACTCCAAGTGATCCGTCAATATCATCACCAGGAATAACAACTACTCCTAAAGGGGATATTAGCGATGATGTTCCATCTTATACTAAGCCATCTCGAACACCTCAAGTTCCTTTTAATAGTTACTGGACTCTTGGTGATTTTGGAGATAGCGACCCAGGTGAACTTTCAGTTACTTCTGTATTTCCATCTACTCCTAGTTTAACATCGGTTGTGTTTACTTCTGTTGATATTGTGTTAGATGCAGCTGCTCCTGTATATTCAACTGCTACTATAAGCGCTGCCAGTACTTATACTGGTTCTGCACCAACTTTTACAAAACCATCTGTTGCTCCAAATTTTGCACAGGTAAATACGCATTTAGATACGAATGAAGACGTGGAACTTGCTCAGGTTAAAATACAAGAAATAGGTGCTCAGATAAGCGAGTATAGTGCAGATATACAAAACGAGCAGGCAGAGTTTAATAAAGAAAATGTTTTATATCAGTCAGCTATACAAGAGTCTATGCAAGAAGTCCAAATAGCTAACCAAGTTAACCTTGCAAAAGCTCAATCTGATTTACAGGCTGCAATTAGTAATAAAGATAGAGACCAGCAAAGACAGTTACAGAATGGCGTAAACGATATGCAGGCTATTATTAATGATAACAATAGAAAAATATCATTGTACCAATCTGAAGTTCAGACATATCAAGCTGATGTTAGTAAACAAGTTCAAGAGTACCAACAAAAATTATCACGTTACCAATTAGAGCTAGGAACAGTTAATCAAGCTTGGGCAAAGACTGAATCAGATAATATTCAAGCATTTCAAGCTGATATACAAAATGAGTTAAATGAATTTAATAAAGAGAATGCTAGGTATCAGGCTAATGTGCAAGCTGAGATGCAAAAGCAACAACATCTTGCTGCTGAGTATCAAAAAGAGGGTGATTTAACCTTCCAGGCATCTATACAGGATTATTCTCAGGAAATTGCTTTGTT